TATAACATTATATACACCAAATTTTTCAGATACTTCTAACTTAAGATAAAAATCACCATATTTACACATGTTTCTAATCCATGTAGATAAATTAAATTCTACAGATGAAAATGTAAGACGAGTATTACATAACTTATTTTATGATGTACTTAATATTGAATTTAATTTAGCAACTTGGGTTAGAAACATGTGTAAATATGGTGATTTTTATCTTAAGTTAGAAGTATCTGAAAAATTTGGTGTATATAATGTTATACCAATGTCAGTGTATGAAGTAGTAAGAGAAGAAGGAACGGACCCTGAAAATCCATCCTACACTCGTTTTACACTTGATCCTAATGGTTTGGCTTCAGGTGCAACTAATACAATTAGAAGAGATATGTTCCAACTAGAAAATTATGAAGTAGCACATTTTAGATTACTTACAGATTCTAATTATCTTCCTTATGGTAGAGCATTTTTAGAACCAGCTCGTAAAGTATTTAAACAATTAATGTTAATGGAGGATGCTATGTTAATTCATAGAATTATGAGAGCACCAGAAAAAAGAACATTTTATGTTAATGTAGGAGCTATACCACCAGAACAAGTTGAACAATTTATGGCTGAAACAGTCAATAAAATGAAAAAAACACCTTACATAGATCAAAACACAGGTGATTACAACTTAAAGTACAACATGCAAAATATCACTGAAGATTTCTATATACCAGTTAGGGGTAATGATAATTCAACACGAATTGAAACAACTAAAGGTTTAGATTATGATGGTACTCAAGATATTGAATATTTAAAACATAAAATGATGGCTGCTTTAAAAATACCTAAACCATTTTTAGGATATGAAGAAGGAGTAGAAGGAAAATCAACATTAGCTAGTATGGATATTCGTTTTGCTAGAACAGTTGAACGTATTCAAAGAATTGTAGAATCAGAATTAACTAAAATAGCATTAGTACATTTATATTCTCAAGGTTTTGAAGATAAAGATTTAGTAGATTTTAAATTAGAATTAACTGTACCTTCTATTATTTATGAACAAGAAAAAATAGAACTATATACAGCTAAAACAGCAGTAGCAGGTGATATGTTAGAAAGAAAATTATTTAGTAAAGATTGGGTTTATGAAAATGTATTTGGGTTATCTCCTGATCAATATAATGAACAAAAAGATACAATGTTAAAAGATGCAATGGATACCTTTAGAATCAATCAACTTGAAAATGAAGGTAATGATCCAGCAGAATCAGGTATGTCTTATGGTACACCACATGATTTAGCTTCGTTATATGGTAATAAAAGAGATAAAGCAGTAGGCCCTGCACAAATACCAACAGGATATGATGAAAAAGAACCTGGACGTCCAGTTGAAAAACCTCAAAATTATGGTTCAGATCAAAGTAATTTTAGTAGAGATCCTTTAGGTAAAGGAGGATTAACACCAGATAGGGTAGAAAAACCATCAGATGGTAATAGAATTTCTACATTTGAAGTTAAAAATCTTAAAAAGTCTCTTCAAAAAGCTTTAAATAAAAAACAAATCTTAAAAGAAGAAAATGAAAGTGGTCTTTTAAGTGAAAAAAATATTAAGTCTTAGGAATAGGGCTATATTTATATACGATAAATTCGAATTTATAAAACATGAAAGTAAAACATTCTAAGTACAAGAATACTGGAATTTTATTTGAACTCCTTACTAGGCAGTTGACTTCTGATACTATTGCAGGAAATCAACCTAAAGCTTTGTCTTTTTTAAAAAAACATTTTAATAAAAAAACAGAGTTGTTAAAAGAATATAAAATATATCATACTTTAGCTACTCAAAAATATAATAAAGACGCACAAGCTACAATGTTAATCAACACATTGATAGAAGCACATGGAAAATTAAATAAAAGTCAGTTAAGAAGAGAAAAATACAATTTAATTAAAGAAATTAAAGATACATATAATGTAAATGATTTTTTTAAAGCAAAAATAACTGATTATAAAATAATGGCATCTATTTTTAATTTACTTGAAAATAAAAATGCTACACCTACATCTATTGTAGATTCTAAAACAACACTTTTAGAACATATTACTGTAAAATCTAAAACTACTAAAAAAAATTCTATTTTAGAAAATTATAGTAAACAAGATAAAGATACAAGATTAATTGCTTATAAAGTTATACTTGAAAAATTTAATGATAGATATAGTGATTTACAAGACAATCAAAAAACATTATTAAAAGAATATGTTAACAGCGTTACTAATAGCCCTGCTCTTAAATCTTATCTCAACCAAGAAATTAATGAAGTTAAAAAAGATCTTGCAAAATATTCTAAAAAAGTTAAAGATAAAGCAGTAGCAGTAAAGTTAAATGAAACTAAAGACATGATTAAACCATTATGTAAAAAATCATCTGTTAATGATGATAATGTTATTAACTTACTTAACTATTATGAACTAGTAAATGAGTTAAAAACAATTCATGGTTAGTCTTTTAGACATATATAATATTAAAGAATCTACTTTTAGTGAATTAAAAAAAGATAGAGATCCTGCCAGAGGAAATAAAGCTAAAGATAGAGAAAGAGATTTTAAATTAGTTACTGGAGAACCAGATCCTGAAACAGGCAAAATATCTTCTAAAGTAGTTAAAAAACCATCTGTACCTAACATGGTTAAAGATTTAGAAGCAGAAATTCAGGATTTTCAAAAATTAGTAAATACTAATCCTAATGATATAGTATTATTTAATATATTAGAAGAATTAAAAGATTTATATAATAAATTTAGAACACACGCAAGAAAAAATTATAGAGATGAGTAAACCATTTAATATACACGATTGGCAAGCTAAACAACGTTTAAATGAAAATTTAAACCCAGAAGTATCTAGAAAGGTAGATGGTTTTATTAAAGCAATGGCAGATAGATATAACTACTCAGAACAAGATGCTGTATTTGCCATTATGGCTGCTTTAAAACAAAGAGGTTTTAGTGGTTTAGATGAACACCACGCAGGTGATTATAATCCAGGTTTTTTAAAACAAACTGTAAGTACATTTTTAGATAAATTAAAGGAAAAAACAAACGAAGGATCAGATTATAAAACAGTAGAAAAAATAATGGAAAAACATTTTTCTGCTAAAAAAGAAATAGATGAAATGAGTACGTTAGGAACAGGCACTTCATTTAATGCTGGTTCAGGTGAAGGATATATGACACCATATGCTTTTAAAAAGAAAAAAAAGAAATAACATGCTATTACAAGAATATAGACCATTTAAAGTAGATAAACAATTAGTAGAAGCTTCTATTAAGAAAAATACACCATTAATAGTTACAGGTGTGTTACAAAGAGCAAATGCTAAAAACCAAAATGAAAGAGTATACCCAAAAGATATATTAGCAAGAGAAATTAGAAGTTATATGGAGGGTCCTGTAATAGAAAAAAGAGCATTAGGAGAATTAGACCACCCAGAAAGTTCAGTAATTAATCTTCAAAATGTATCTCATAATGTATTAAAATGTTGGTGGGAAGGTGATGATGTAATGGGTGATGTTGAAATATTACCAACACCTGCTGGAAATATATTAAAAGCATTATTCGCTTCAGGTATTACTATTGGTATTTCTTCTCGTGGTATGGGTTCAGTGTCAGATAATTTATCAGAAGGTACAGTTGAAGTACAAGATGACTATGATTTATTATGTTTTGATTTTGTTTCTACTCCATCAACACATGGTGCATTTTTATCACCTAAAGGATTAAATGAAGGTAAAATACAAGTACCAGAATACAAATATACAAATGTAAATAACATAATTCGCGATATTATATGCGATAACACAGGAATGTGTAAATGTTAGTTATGAACATTCAATTGTTCACTTCCTAAAAACTCCCACAAAAAGGCGTGGTTCTCCAAAGATCTAGTTATATGTATGGTAAACAATAAAGGTTACAACATATATTTAAACTCTATGAGAGATTAAAAAACATATAAAGTACTATAAGTACACACAGCTTAAGGGGAGTTATTCCTGATTTCCCTTATATTTCAATTAACACGAATATTAACTAAAAAAACAAATTATGAGAAAATTGATTTTAAGTTTAACTTTAGGGCTAGCAGTAGCATTTGGAGTAAACGCACAGGAAAAAGGTGACTGGTACATTGGTACAGGTGACATCGCAAACAAAGCATGGACTGAGTGGTCCGTAAGCCCAACAGTAGGATATGGTTTAACAGAAAACATCATGGTAGGTGCATCTGTTTCACAAGCAGACTCTACAGTTGATTTGGCTATTGATTTGCATGCAAGATACTACACAAGAGGGTATTTTGTATACGTTTCAACAACAGGTTTAAACACTGACAATTTATGTGTTGGTGCAGGTAAAATGTTTACGTTTCACAAAGGCGTGTTTGTAGATCCTAAGTTGGTTTACGACGCAACGGCTAAAACAACTAACTTAATGTTAGGAGTAGGTCTTAAATTTTAATTATTAACTAAAAAACAATTATCATGGAAAAAGTATTTTCACTTTTAAACGGATTATTAGGAGGAATAGGAACATTATTAATGGCTCTTATCCCTGTAACAATCCTTTGGTTTGTCTTAACAGGCGGATCAGTATTTGGAATGGATGCAATTGCTAACCTTACTACATTAGTAAACGGGTTTGGTAACGGTGGTTTCGTAGGATTAGTAGTTTTAATTCTAGTAGCATCTTTCTTTACAAATAAGAAATAATATTTATTAAATATTTCATTAAAGGCGCCTATGGCGCCTTTTTTGGTCTTCCTTCCTCTATTATATGTATGTTCAAACATACGAGCTTCTTAATAAGCCGTCCCTGATTATTTATAACCCTATTAAGGTTCCTAATAACCTTACTTCCCGTACAACACATTAACGAGACTCGAAAGAGAAAAAACTATTTAAAAATGGCAAACAACATTTTAAAAGAGGCTATCGCTGACGCTAAAGCAGTTCGTGAAGTTGCTCTTGCAAATGCAAAAGCCGCATTAGAAGAAGCTTTTACACCTAGATTACAATCTATGTTATCTGCTAAATTATCTGAAGACTTAAATGAAGAAGAAGATTTAGACGAAAACGTAGAAGAAATCGAAGAAGGAAACTACTATGAAGATGATCCCAAAGCAGATAAAAAAATGGAGGAAAATAACATAGAAGAAGGTGAATCAGTTGATTTAGATGAGGAAATTGATTTGGAAGAAATTCTTAGTGAATTAGAATTAGAAGAAGGTGATGACCTAGAAGAAGAAAAAGTCGAAGAAGCTAAAGAAGATGATTTAGACGAAGCTAAAAAAGATGACGATAAAGACGACGTTAAAGAAGCAAAAGACGAAGACAAAGACGACATGAAAGAAGCTAAAGAAGAAGATTTAGATGAAGCTAAAGACGACGAGATAGATGAAGCAGTAGGTTATCCAAACTATAAAGCAGATCATGTACAAAAAGTTAAGCATGATGCTAGTGACGTTAACCAAGGACTAAACGAAAGTGAAAGCTTTGATTTAGATGCTCTTCTTGAAGAAATCAACAATTTAGATGAAAACGAAGACGAAGTTAACGAAGTAGCTGAAGAAACTAACGAAGAAGTTGAAACAACTAATGAAGTAGCTGAAGAAACTAATGAAGCTCTTGGAACAATAGCAGGTATTGGTGGTTTAATTGCAGCAGCAGGTGGCTTAAGTGCTATTGAAGCAGCATCAGAAAACCCAGATTTTAAAGCTAAACATCCAAAAGTAGCTAAAGCATTAGGAATGATGCAAAAATTAGGTGGACAAGCAAGTGCAACTAGAAAAATGGAAGAAGAAGCTAAAGATAAAGAGCTTGAAGAAACCAAAGCAGCTTTAGAAACAGTTACTACTGAACTTAACGAAGTTAACTTATTAAACTCTAAATTATTATATGTTAACAGAATCTTTAAAGCAAACACATTAGATGAAGCACAAAAACTACGTGTAGTTGAAACTTTAGACAATGCGACAAACGTTAAAGAAGCTAAGTTAATATATGAAACAATTAAGGATACGTTTAATGTTGTTAAATCAACAAAAACAACTCCTAAAAGATCAATCAAAGAAGGATTAGGAATGGCTTCAAAAGCTGCAGGAACATCTACAGCTGCAAAGAAACCAGTTCTTAATGAATCAAATGACATGATGGCTAGAATGCAAAAACTAGCAAATATTAAAATAAATCAATAATTAAAAAAATTAAAAACGAAATGAACGTAAATAATTTATTAGAAGGTGCTTCACCTTACAAAGTTCTTTCCGAGCAGTCAGCTAAATTAGCTGGTAAATGGGATAAATCAGGACTTTTAGAGGGAATTGAATCTTCGACAGAAAAGAATAACATGGCAATGTTATTAGAAAACCAAGCTAAACAGCTTGTAAATGAGGCAAATACAGCAGGTACTGGTACTTCAATTAGTACTGGTAATTCTGAAGCATGGGCGGGTGTAGCTCTTCCATTAGTAAGAAGAGTATTTGGTGAAATCGTAGCTAAAGATTTAGTATCGGTTCAACCAATGAACTTACCAGCAGGATTAATCTTTTACCTTGACTTCCAATATGGATCTACAGATGCTACAGGTTTAAAAACATCAGGAGAATCACTTTACGGTGCTACTTCAGATCTTAAAAGAACTGACGGTGGATTTGATAAAGGTCTTTATGGTGCAGGTGAATTTGGTTACTCAATAAATGCAGTATCTCAAGAAATTACAGCTTTATCAACAGCAGCAGCTACAACAGCAACATATGCTACTGGATCTGCAACTGTTGCAGGTATTTTAAATAATGATGCTGAATTTGGTACTACATATTCATCTGAAATTACAGCGGGTACAATAGCAGTAGTTAAAGTAGCTACAGCAGGATTATCTGATGTAGATCTTGAAGGTGTTAGAGCATTTGGTATTAATGATCAAAATGATCACATTGATGCATTCTTCCCACAATTTACAAGAGTTGAAGGAAATAATGTTGAATTCGTAGTACAAGTAGGTGCTGCAGCTGATTTATTTGGTTTAGGTAAAGTTACTGTAAATTACCATAAAGGACCAGATAATTTAAATGATAGAGGTGATTTTGAAGATAATTCAACTAACACAACTGTATCACAAGGGTATACAAACTCTTCTTTAGATATTCCAGAAATTAATGTTTCTTTAAGATCTGACACAGTTGCTGCTAAAACACGTAAATTGAAAGCACAATGGACTCCTGAGTTTGCTCAAGACCTTAATGCTTATCATTCAATTGATGCTGAAGCAGAATTAACTTCAATCTTAAGTGAGTACATTTCAATGGAAATTGATCTTGAAATCTTAGATATGTTAATCAGAAATGCTGATACAGTTGAAGGATGGAGTGCTAAAGTAGGAAATGATGTAACAATCACAGACTTAACTGATCCTAACACAACTGCTGGAGGTACTGACGCTCCAACATTTACAAACACAGCTAATACAAGTGGTGTATACTACACTAAAATGTCTTGGTTCCAAACTTTAGGTGTTAAATTACAGAAAGTATCTAACTTAATTCACCAGAAAACTCTAAGAGGTGGTGCTAATTGGTTAGTAGTTTCTCCAAAAGTTTCTACAATTTTGGAATCAATCCCAGGATTTGCAGCTGATTCAGCAGGTGACTCAGGTAAATACAACATGGGTGTTCAAAAGATTGGTGCTGTAAATAACAGATATACAGTTTACAAAAACCCTTACATGACAGAAAATACTATCTTAATGGGTTATAAAGGATCTCAATTCCTTGAAACTGGTGCTGTTTTTGCTCCATATATTCCATTAATCATGACTCCACTAGTTTATGATCCTAACTCATTCACACCGAGAAAAGGTATTATGACTAGATATGCTAAGAAAATGGTTCGTCCAGATTTCTATGGTAAAGTAGTGATAGCAAACTTAAACGAACTATAAGAAGTTAGTTTAATTTTATATTTAAAGAGAGCCGCAGTAGCGGCTCTTTTTTTATATGTATTTGTGATAAACAATAATTGGTCAATGTTGTTTTAACAATATTAAACGGGGAAAATAGCCTCTATGGATTTGACCACTGTAGTTGTATCCCTATAATGTCAAAAAATAAAAAATTATGGCAATTAAAACAAGAGCAGAATTAAAAACAGGAAGAAATTTCGGTGATGTATTAGATTCATTACAAACTTCTTTGACAATGGTAGAAAATATAGCAGCTGCCAAAGTATTAACTCAAGAAGATTCAGGAAAAACATTTTTCATTAATCAAGCATCTGCGTATGAAATTACATTACCTCTAATGAAAGACGTTACTTCAGGATGGAATTGTAAATTTATCTTAGGAACTGTAGCTTCAAATGCAGTAACAATCGCAAACAACACAGCTGAAGACACTATCGTTGGTGGTATAGCTGGTGCTGATGGTGGTGCTGCAACTCATGCAGAAACTGCAGTTGATGAAATAGTATTCATTTCTGGAGCAGTATTAGGAGACCAATGTACTATCGTAAGTAATGGTACAAATTACTTCGTATCTGGTTATGCTGCTGATGTAGCACACATTACAGTATCGTAATAATTAATACTTATTATTTTAAAGAGGACCGCATTAGCGGTCCTTTTTTTTATATGTATTATCAAACGTTATATTAATGGCTAAACAAAACTCTAAAAAGACCCCTCCAAAGGGCACGGTTAGATTTTCACTTTCTCTTTCAGAAGAACAAAAATCAGCAAAACAAGCAATTTTACATCATCCCTATAATTTTATTGTAGGAAAAGCAGGTAGTGGTAAAACATTATTAGCTTGTCAAGTTGCATTAGACATGTTTTTTAAAAGACAAATTGATAAAATCATAATAACAAGACCTACAGTATCAACAGAAGACAATGGATTTTTACCTGGTTCAGAAAAGGAAAAAATGGAACCATGGATAGTACCTATTAAATCTAATATGCGTAAAATTTACAATAAACCTCTTATTTTAGAAAAAATGGAAAAAGAGGAATCAATTGAATTAGTATCATTAGCTCATTTTAGAGGTAGAACATTTGAAAACTCTATAGTAATAGTTGATGAATTTCAAAATTTAACTCGTTCACAATTCAGAATGGCATTAGGTAGACTAGGGAAAGGATCAACAATGATATTTTGTGGTGATAATCAACAAATAGATCTTAAAGATAAAAATTATTCAGCAATTCATGATTTACCTAAAATAGATAATTCTCAATATGTTTATAAACGAGTATTAGAAGATAACCATCGTCATGTAGCAATAGATGAAGTATTTGAATTACTAAACGGAATGTAACCTCTTCTATAACTGTTTCATATTTATACGTGAATAACCTAATTTAATTAAAATGGCAAACATTCCTATATGGCCCGGTTCATCATCATTCACAGCAGGTGATACTCCTTTTTCGTTTTATGATGCTGATACAGAATTTCAAGCAGATGCTCCTAAATTAGCAGATTGGTGTGCACAAAGATTAGGGTATCCTTTAGTAGACATTGAATTACAAGCAATAAACTTTTTTTCATGTTTTGAAGAAGCTGTTAATGAATATGGTGCTCAATTATATAATTTTCAAATTATAAATAATTTCCAATCTTTAGAAGGAAACACAACAGGTTCTAATTTTAATAATCAATTAATAACACCTAATTTAGGAGGAGTAGTAAATGTATCTGAACAATATGGAAACGAAGTTGATGGGGGTGGAGGAGATTATGAATTACAAAAAGGAACATTAGCTGTAACTCAAAGTCAACAAACATATGATTTATTATCAAATGTTTCTTCATCTATAAGTGGTTCAGAAGCAGTTTATATAAAAAGAATATATCATTATGCACCTTCAGCTATAAATAGATATTTTGACCCTTACGCAGGTACAGGTACAGGAATACAATCATTAATGCAAACATTTGGATTTGGTAATTATTCACCAGGTGTAAATTTTATGTTAATGCCTATATATTTTGATGTATTAAAATTACAAGCAATTGAATTAAACGATACTATTAGAAAATCAGGATATCATTTTAATATAGAAAATAATAGATATTTAAAATTATTCCCTATACCAACTAGAGATTATACACTACATTTTGAATATGTTTTAAAATCAACGGCAAATAATCCTGTTAAAAATCCTGCTAATAATTTAATAACAGATATATCAAATGCACCTTATACTACCCCAACATATGCTTTTATTAACCAACCAGGAAGACAATGGATTAGAAGATATGCTTTAGCTTTAGCTAAAGAAATGTTAGGAAGTATAAGAGGTAAATATCAAACAATTCCTATTCCTGGAGATGACACAACTTTAGATTATGCTCGTTTATTAAGTGAAGCAGTTGCTGAAAAAGCAGATTTAATAGCAGAATTAAAAGAATTATTAGAATCAACAACAAGATTAAAACAACTTGAAAGAAAAAATCAAGAAGCACAACAAACACAAGAAACTTTTTATAAAGTACCTTACCATATTTATATAGGATAATGATAAAATTAAAAAATATATTAAATGAAGTACTAAATGAATTTATAGTACAAGCTTATATGCTAACAGATCCTGATTAT